ACAGCATTACGTAACATTACTGCCCATTCTAACTGGCCTGACTTAGTGTACCCAGACATGAACGGTGACGGTGGTGATTGGCCTACTTCACCATGATGGAGGGCGAATGGCATCTCTCAAAATCAATCCCTGCAACATTCATCCTGGCAATCGTAGGCCAGACGATAGCCTTAGTCTGGTTTGTCTCAGCGCTAAATAGCGACATACAAACAAACGCCCGTGAAATTGTACGTCACGAAAATCGACTAATAGCCCTTGAAAATATAGTTCAAAGCCAAGCCGTTACGATGGCCAGAATGGATGAAAATATTAAAGCTATTAGAGTAGCGGTAGAGAAAATGTCTCGGCGGTAGGCTAAATAACCCTTGCTATTACACTAGTTAAGTGTTATTATGCATGTATAACAAATGCATTAACAGGTACACATGACCGTATATGTTAGACGGCTGCGTGAAGATGATCTTCCCAAGGTACTATTGATATCAAAGTGGCTGCATCAAAACTCACGATACAAAGTTTTTAGTTACAACGAAGAAAAAGTTAAGAGCCTACTTTCCATGAGTATGGACCCTGAGCGACCAGTATATGTGTCCGTTGCTTTGGAAGAAGGCTCTGATGACATACTCGCTTATTTTCATGGGTATGTAGATTACCACTACTTCAGCGATATGAAATACGCGGGGGATTGGGCAGTTTGTGTCCTCCCACAGTACCGCAGAAAAGCTCCGACCATACTAAAGTATATGGTTCAATCTTTTGAACAGTGGGCCAGAAGACACGGTGCAGAAGAGATATCCATAGGAGCTTCTACTGAAGCCTACGGCACTGGATACAAAAAGTTTCTTAAAAGAATGGGCTACAGGGACGTAGGTTTCCTTGCTGTGAAAGGATAAGATATGAGCTTTAATAGAACCGCTGCCGCAGTCACTACTAATACGGGCCTAGGTGACGATCAATTTTCGGCACTTCAAACCAATCAAGGCAGCGTAGGAACGCAGCTTGAGGAAGGCTTTGGCGGGGTCGGTACGAGGCTTAATCAAGTAGATACTGGTATAACCGGAATACAGACCGATTTGGGTAATGTAACAGCAGACGTTAATGTAAATACTAACACTGGATTTTCAGACTTAGGAACTACCCTTAGCGGCTATAACGATGCCACCAACCTACGCCTAAATCAGTTCGATCAGAACTTCGCAAATAACAGTGCGGCTGTGGGTGCAAATAACACAGCCCTTACTAACTTGCAGGGCGATGTAACTGGTGGCTTTGGAGATCAGGCTACGCGGTTTAATCAAGTGGACGCTGCTAATACGGCAATGCAGGGTGACATCACTACGGGTTTCAATGATCAAGCCCAAGGCTTCACAGACGCACAGACAGACCGCACAACCAATGCAGGGCTAAATGCTCAGGGTTTTGTAGATACAGGTGTCGCTTTAAATTCAGGCTTTGTAGACACCGCTACTCAGCTTGGGGGACTTTCCACCGATGTGGTAGCTAGCCAAGCAAATATGGCCACTAGCCTAGATAATCTAAACACAGGGTTCAATAGCTATGCAACTCAAACTGCGGCAGATCAGGCATCGATTATAGCTAATCAAGAAAGTTTTGTATCCGACTTTGACACTTACACGGAGCGTTATGGTGAAGATACGACACTAGCAAATCAAACTCGTACTGACATGCAAACGGCTAATGCTAATTCTGCAAATAAAATGCGAGAAGACTTTGGAGCTTTTGCAGATAATACCTCCACTCAAATTGGTAACATTACGCAAGGTTTGGACAATCAGTTTTCCGCGTTAGAGGGTACAGTTGAGGGCGGATTCTCTAAGGCCCAGGCTACCGCAATAGCCAATAACGCCGCCAGAGCTAATGCTGCTAGCGATCTACAAGCTTCGCTTCAAGGCGGCGGCGGTACAGTGGGCGTAGAGCAAATTGTAGCTGCCCGTAATATGGCTGCTATTGCATCTACACAGGCTGATATCAGCATGGACCTACGGCAGAACTTTAATCAATTAGGCTCTTCTTTTGATGACGCAGGTTCTTTGATTGCAAGCAGCATCGATGCTCAGGGCAACACAATTAACCGCACTATGGATCAGCAGGGAAACCTTATTCTGAATAGATTTGATGGCTCTGGGGTTTCTCAGGGACAAAAAATAATAAATATTAACAATACCCTAACAGACCTAAGTAACCTAACTACTAGGGTCGGCTCTAATGCAAGTATGGGTAATTTAACCGCAGCATCGTCAAGCGAACTACCCTCCAGTGGCTTTGCTGCCCCATTTGCAACTACGAGGTAATCATGCATCCAGTAACCGTATCACGAGCAGGCATAGAACTTGTTAAGAAGTTTGAAGGGCTACACACACTTAAAGACGATGGCTTAATACATTCATATCGCTGCCCCGCTGGGAAGTGGACAATAGCTTGGGGTCACTGTAGCGGCGTCCGTTCTGGAATGAAGATTACTATGGATGAGGCTGATCAGTTTCTACTTGATGATCTTAACGAGGCTGGACGGTCTGTTAAAAAGTGCGTCAATGTACCGTTAACTCAAGGGCAGTACGATGCTCTTGTATCCTTTGTATTTAACTTGGGAGGAGGTAAGAACTTTCAAACCTCTACTCTTCTTAAAAAGCTTAATAAGGGCCTCTACGATGAAGTCCCAGAGCAAATACTGCGTTGGAATAAAGCCCGTGTAGACGGTCAGCTACAGGCTTTGAGAGGTCTTACAAGACGCCGTACAGCAGAAGCAGCTATCTTTAGTCAGGACGCTCAATTGCCGTCTGATGAAGGTGGGCCATTAATGGTTCAGAAGCCTACAGCAGAAAGCCCTAAGTCTCTTGCCAAAAGTAAGACTATGGCGGGTGCAGGTATTGCGGGTGCAGCTACGGCGATGAATGAGGTTGCAGGTCAGATGCAGGGGCTTATTGCTTATGCACCTATGTTGAAAACTATATTCTTACTCTGTGCTATTGGAGGCATAGCTTTAGCGGCTTACGCACGATTCAAAGATAATAAGGACGGCGTCCACTAGTGTTTATTTTCGGCAAGATTAAAACATACATCATAGCAGCATTAACAGTAGCTCTTCCCATTATCTATCTGATTGGGAGAGTTAAAGGCCACGCCGCTGAGAAAAATAAAGTTCTCAAAGACGATTTACAGGCGCAGAAAAAGACAACTCAGTTTTATAAGAAAATGGCAGAGCATGAGACAGATGATATTAATGACCGCGCTAGTCTTACTGACAGGCTGCGCGGGAACGGTCTATAGGACCAAGCTAGAAATCTACTGTCCCCCAATGGCAGAGTATTCACCTGAATATAACCAAAAGCTTGCGGAAGAGATTGATAGTCTCCCTGCGTCAGCCACCGCCCTTGAAACGGCCCTCACCGATTATGTGAACTTGCGCGACAGGATCAGAGCCTGTGACGAAGAAAAGGATAAATAAATGGGATTATGGTCAAGTACTTTCGGCGGTGGGAACAGCTTCACTGAGAGCGTTGCAAACGTATTTTCGACTGGCGATGATGCTGTATACAGCGGAGGTGATCTCGTAACTCAGGCTAGTTATGATAATCAGCAATCTAACCCCTCAGCCAGCCTAGTGGCTATTCCAGAGTCGGACATTGGAGTGGGTAAGAAATATTCTGGTAGGGGAAATGATGAAACTAACGATGGCAACTTGCAATCTGACGGTACAGTTACATCTAGAGTACCCGGATCAGCGCCAAAGGCCCAATCTGCAATTCAATTAGGCTTAGGCGCAGTTATGGACCCTTTGTCAGTTCTCCCAAAAGTATTGGGGGGATTAGCGTCTTGGGCAAATGACCTAGACCCCGAATTGGATGAGGGGAAAGAAGTAGATGGCCGAATGGTGTACACCCGTTCTGCTGAAGGTAAAAAGTTTGAATACTCGTATAACTTCGCAGGGATGCCATATCAGGTAGAGGTGCAGGGCGGTAAGGTTGTAGACTTCCTTAGAATTGTTGAAGACCAAAACGGAAATAGAGAAGACTCTGATCAATTTAACCCTTCCACCGCAATGACAGGCTATCAGCGTAGCCAGGCTAGTTTCAACAACTCTAACGATAATGACGGCGCGGATCAGGTAGCTCAGTACCAGCAAAACAATGGGGTAGCATTTAGCTCTGGTGGCGGCGGCGGCGGCGGTTTGGGCGGGGCAAGTGCTTCTGATATTGCTTCTATGGCTGAAAAGGCAGGCCTTGTTAAAGTTC